ATCATTTTTCTGTTTTTTTGATATCTGTATGGGTTTGTCAGCATGACCCCCCGGGGTAACCCCGGCGTATTTGTCAGCATGACCCTTTATATGAACCTGTGGGGATATATCCCGGCGGGTCTTAGACCCATTGTACCTATGTCAGTTTATTCTGTCAAGCAAATTCGACAAAACACCCCTATCAAATAATTTTTTTATTGACAATCAGAGTTATTGACCCTAATATGATACCGTGGGCTGTCTCACGTACGGTATATTCCCACACATCTGTGAAATGTTTCATGCAAACCCGGTGAATAAGGCTAAGTGAGACGCCCACACCTCTCCAATCCCGTTGCAAAACAATGAATCTGCTCCCACAACAACGAAAAGAGCGGGTACTTACCCCTCAACAGAACCAGTTTCTTGAATTACTGTTCGAAAACGGTGGCAATGTAACCGCAGCAGCCGTAGATGCAGGCTATTCACGTGGTTCTGCCCAGTGGCTCAAGAACACACTGGCAGAAGAGATCGTTGAACGCACAAAGAACATACTGTCTGTCAATGCACTGAAGGCAGCAAACCGCTTGGTTTCCACAATCGACAATCCCGCCCCAGAACGAGGCGACGAACTGCGTCTACGAGCCGCTGAGTCGTTGCTTAACCGCGTAGGAGTTGCGAAACAGGAGACCATGAACCACAACGTAACCGCAGTACACGGCGTCGTGCTGCTTCCCCCCAAGAATGAGGTAGTAATCGATGGATGAGAAAGCCTTTGAAGCGTGGAAAAAGGAACAACGTGAAAGGTTTTCCAATTTCCGCGCCGAAATAAAACAAGAATTTGACAGCTTCAGAAAGTCTGGTCGAGAAAAGATCAAAGAAGGCTCTGAAAACGTAAAGAAGGCAAAAGAAAAAGCCGACAAACAAAAAGACAAGGCAGCAAAAGCCTTTCGCCCAAGTGGCGGCAGCACTAGAGGCGGAGGGGGCTTGTTTGCTCCAAGCCGCTTTATGACAGGACGCGGTAGAGACGCACAAGGCAACATGCCTAAGTTAGCACTCGGGGGGAAAGTCTTTCGTGGAAGAAAAGCATCCGAATCAGCCGAAAAGAAAGCGCGGTAGGCCCAAGAAAGACCCTAACGCACCAAAGGCCACGTATAACCTCTCCACGAGGGAACGTGCGCGACGTGCAGCTACAAAGCGGGTCAATGCAGCCAAGAAACGTGCAGCAAAGTCAACCAAAGCCGCAGAGGATAAACGACGCTATGCTCGAAAGCTCGAACAAACTACAGCAAAGGTTGAAAAGGCTCTTGTCGGCAACGAGTCTGCCACAATCGATCTTGGGGATTTGGATGTACTACCAGATGCAGTCAGCGACCTTGTTGGCGAAAGTGAAATCGTCTTTCAGCCGAACGATGGTCCGCAAACGGATTTTCTGTCGGCGGGTGAAAGGGATGTTCTCTACGGTGGTGCAGCAGGGGGAGGTAAATCTTTCGCTCTCTTGGCCGATCCTCTTCGCTTCTGTCACAACCCTAATCATCGTGGGCTTCTTCTTAGGCGTACTCTCGACGAGCTAACAGAACTCATCGACAAGTCTCGTCAACTGTACCCCAAAGCCTTTCCGGGTGCAAAGTTCCGTGAGTCAAAGACCACGTGGGTATTTCCGTCGGGTGCAACGATCTGGTTCACCTATCTGGATCGAGACAAAGATGTGACCCGCTTTCAGGGTCAGGCGTTCAACTGGATCGGCATCGATGAGATTACTCAGTATCCTACGCCCTATGTCTGGGATTACTTGCGTTCTCGCCTTCGTTCTACTGATTCTGAACTCCAGCAACACCTGTACATGCGCTGCACAGCCAACCCCGGAGGAGTGGGTGGTTGGTGGGTCAAGAAGACCTATATTGACGACAGGGAACCAAACGAGCCTTTTCCTGCCTTCGATATAGAAACACAAAAGCCCTTTGTGTGGCCAGCGGGTCACGAGAAGGCAGGTCAGCCGCTGTTCCTTCGCAAGTTTGTACCGGCACGGTTGACCGACAATCCCTACCTGATGGCAGACGGTCAGTATGAGGCCATGCTAAGGTCGCTCCCAGAAGTCGAGCGAAAGAGGCTTCTTGAAGGTGATTGGGACGTGGCGGAGGGAGCGGCCTTCCCCGAGTTTAGCAGAGTAAGACACGTTGTCGAACATTTCGAACTACCTACCAATTGGCCACGTATACGAGCGGCGGACTACGGCTATGCGAGTCCGTCGTGCGTTCTGTGGGGGGCTATTGACTGGGATAACAATATCTGGGTTTATCGCGAACTATATGCTAAACACTTGACAGCAGAAGAGTTAGCTGATAAAATAATGGAAGCAGAACAACTCGACCCCACACCTCACTACACCGTGCTGGACTCGTCGTGTTGGAACAAGACAGGATTCGGCCCGTCCATCGCCGAAACAATGATGAGAGCCGGTGTTCGTTGGACACCGTCTGATCGTAACAGAATACAAGGCAAGATGGAAGTACATCGTCGTCTTGCTAATGACCCCTACTCAGAAGAACCTCGACTACGCATCTTCTCCAGTTGCCAAAACACAATCAAGCAACTGGCTGGCATCCCGCTCTCTAAGTCCAACAGCGAAGATGTAGACACTAAGTCTGAGGATCACGCATACGACGCTCTGCGATACATGCTGATGACACGCATGAGCGGATACACATCAATACACAAACAACTTGGTGCAATCAAAAGTCAGGTGTACCAAGTCCAAGATGAGACCTTTGGATACTGATGGAACTAGAAGAGTTTTCAAGACTTGCACAATCTGGAGAACTGACTCTCGGTCAGGCACTTGACTTTGTCATAGATGCCCCCAAAACGGGCCGGGATGTAAAGGGTTTTCGTAGTGCAATTGCAGCAGGTAAGCTGGCTGGTGTTGATCTGGATACCCCTGTAAAGGATGCGTTTGCCAGCGACGAGTTCCTTTCTAGTATTGAAACCCCAGAGGCTAACAGGTTTAGAGGTATTCAGCAGTTTGAGGGTGCCTTAAAAAGAGCCGCTGTTCGCGGTAAGTTTAATTATCTTAATGCTTTTGAACTTAGTGACGACTTAACCACTCCCACAGGTATTATTAAGACTGGAGGATATTCCGAAGGACAACTTCGGGGCACTCGCCCTATGGAAGCTCTTATTCCGTCTCGTCAACTGGACGAGGCGTACAGAGACGCTTTTCAAGCGATGGGCAATAACGTAGATGCTGACACGAAAGCCTTTTTGTTTTTTCACAAGCACTCAATCGTTCGCGTTGATACGACACTAGGAAGTGCAAAGTACGATCCGCTTACTTTAGATGATATCGTTATTTCCGAAGACGTAGACACAAAAGAACGAGTTGTCACTATAAAGGGCGTCCAAAGAGAAAAGAAAAAACGTAACTCTGTCACTTATCGCGGTGCTATGGCAGAGTTTCTTGCTGATCAAGTTAACAAAACAAAAGCTCAAAATAAAGGAAAAAAACTTTCTGAGATAAAGCTCTTTAACACAAACACAGATAAAGTACGTAAAGCTCACAACACATACATAAAGCCTATTGTAGAAGAGAGATTCCCCACCTCTATACCTGTGGACACCAAGACAGGAAAAGCCTCGTGGACTTTGACTGCAGTTCGTTCAGCAGTGCAGGATCAACTTGCAAAAGAATTTCGTATTGATCCGGGTCTTCAAGATGACTTTGCGTCACACAGTGTGGGCGGAACTCAACGAGCGTATCTTTCTGCAAGTGCAGATGGCGCAGAGATTGGTCAAATTTCTGAGTCTCTGCTTGCACAGAACGCAAAAAATATCGGTGCCCCAGATGTAAACGCTCTCATCAACTCTGGCTACAAAATGGGCATATCGGTATTCGAAGCGGGTAGCGTAACTTATCCTGCGCTACAAGAAGACTACCGAGGTCAGGCTGCACCTCCTCCTCCACGAGAAGCTACAGAGGCAGAAAAAGCACAACGGGATCAAGCCGCACGAACTCAAACCGCTGAAGATGCCCTGAAGGAGCAAGAGGCTCTTAGAAAAATAGGGGATATGCCGCCCCTCGACAAAGAAAAACTGCGAAAGAATCTAGAAGTAGCAGAAGAAATAGCGGAAGAAAAAAAGAAGATCAAAGCAGAAAAGGCTGCACAAAAAGCTACAGAACAAGCAGGCGAGTTCCAGAACACTCTGGACTTCATTATGAAGAAGTTTGGTCGTCCACCTACCAAGCTAGAGAGTCAGATATTTGCTGGTGTTGCGACAGTCGCGGGTGTAGCTGGCGATCTCTTTACAAGAGCGACTCCCGGACTCACCGTCATGGCTCCGGGAATGATGGAGACGAGAGAGCTTCTACCTCCCGATTTGCCTCAAACACCCGGCGATCTGTTCTCCATGCCCCGCGAAGAGCAGAGCTTAGAGACAGCGTATCCCGAAGGCTACACTCCCGGAACACCAACCCAGATAGGGGAGACTGCGTTTCGTACAGCAGAGGCAATGGTTAGCCCTGCCCAAATCCTTCCCTCACCTACTGAAGAGCGAGGGGGTCAGCAGCGAGGGTTCAGCTTTGCAGACATACCGCAGTACATTCGCGAAAACGTAGGCCAAGACTCAGGCACATTTGCGTTTGATTCCGAGACTACTCCGACTCCCCCTAAAAGTTTTCTGGAAGCAGGCGGAGCCGAACAAAGAGTTAACCAAGCACGTACAGCCGCGATGCAAGGTCAAGTAACAACAATGGCTGAATCATTCCTATATGGCGGCACAGTCCGCTAACAACTCCAAACCCACAGGGAGATAATAATGCAAAATCTAAACATGGGTGAAGCGTACATTATGAACTCGGATCAAACATCCGTAGACGATCAGATGGGCCGAAGCAGATGACCAAGGGTGCAGTCGATCCTTCGCTGTTTAAGATGGCTGAAGAACGCGACTACTAAGAGGTAAGTCGATATGGCTGACAACTTTCTGGAACCGGCTGACGATACAGCAGTTCCGCTGATCAACCCGGAGGAACAACTTCCGGGCCTAGCGGCATATGTAAAACGTAAGTTTGAAGACTCTGAAAACGGAAGATATGCGTACGAGCAGCGATGGCTGCAAGCATACAAAAACTTCCGTGGCATCTACGACTCGACCACAACGTACCGTGACTCTGAACGGTCAAAGGTGTTCATCAAGATCACTAAAACTAAGGTGCTGGCAGCATACGGTCAGATCGTAGACATTCTGTTTGCTAACAAAAAGTTTCCGATGGTTGTTGAGCCTACTCCGATACCAGAAGGTATTGCTGAGTTTGCACATCTTCAGACTCCACTAGACCAAGTCGTGCAAGACCCCTACGGTTTTGCTGGCGATGGACGTGAAATGCCTTTTGGTGCTACACAGGCTACTCCCGCTATGGACTTTCTTGGGGGGCTTGAACAGCAGTATGCAAACGCGCCACTAGCTCCCGGTCCATCTCTTATGGGCGAACCTCAAATCAGTCCGGCTCAAAAGGCTGCACTGAACATGGAGAAACAAATCCATGACCAACTTCTTGACACAAGTGCTGTTAATGTTCTTCGATCTTCTATTTTTGAGTCAGCACTTTTAGGAACAGGCATCGTAAAAGGTCCGTTTAATCACTACAAGCGGATTCACAAGTGGGAAGAAGGTCCGGAGGGTCGTATGTACTCTCCGTACGAAAAGGTCGTTCCTCGCATTGAGTACGTATCTCTGTGGGATTTTCATCCCGATCCCTCTGCTACTACAGTAGATGATTGTGAATACGTAATTCAACGACATCGCATGAACCGCTCACAGTTTCGTGGTTTGATTGCACAGCCTTTCTTTTACAAGGATGCAATCGAAGAGTGTCTTGCAAAAGGACCGAACTACGAAGACAAATACTACGAAGACACTATTCGTGAAGACGAGACTGAGCCATACTATGCTAACAATCGTTACGAGGTCTTAGAATACTGGGGCACTCTTGACGGCAAGATGGCCGAAGAGGCTGGC